TCAGGCATGCCTCCGTCTGGCTCTCGCCAGACAGCTCGTTTCCGCACATATTTGTTGTCGAAAACGGGCACCGATGACGTCTCAGTCACCTCATCACACATCACTTCCGTTTGTGAACTCCGGGATACGTCCCATGGTCCGCTGAAAAGCACTTGTTCATGCTTCCTCAGGAACCACAAGTAATACCCCCTTGAGTCCACAAAGCACTTCCGGCTACACTTCGCAGTGTAAGCGCGATACGTGCTGATGTATGAGCGTGTTCTGAGAATTCCTAAGGCTCGTGCTCTCGCGGGATCTATATGAACACCCGTAAGAGTACTTTCGCTGTATGGGGCCAGAGGCAATTTGTTCTCCTGTATTAATTTAAGGAGATAGCCTGCTAGTTGCCCATTGGGCGAAGCAACACTCGCGATCGAGTTCACCAGATGACATAAGGAGGCCTTTCGACCATCTATGTTCCTGATGTAGACCGGAGTGACATCGATACCACCATAGAAGTCACCTCCACAACTTTCCCGAAAGGGGCCGTCATGAAAGCTTTTATCCTCATTGATGGTAAACCCTAGAAACCCTGTTAGCTCTAGAAAGGCGCTGTAGAACTCCCTCTCGATGACAACATCGTCACCGTAAACGAGGAAATCCTTTGCACCTACAGCGTAACAGGCGGCAGCAAACAACAACGTTTCAATGGCGAATGTGCTTCCGTTCCCCATACTGGAGAACTTGGAGTAGACGCCAGTGCCAAACACTCCCCGGTATCCCGGGGTTCTGCATCTGTCCAAGTAGCCAAACCACTCAACTGGAAATACCAGCTGAACAGTATTATAGGCTATTGTATCCGATGCTTTACTAAAGTCCACTGTAACATAATCATTGTGGACTGAAGCGTGTCTGGCTCGCTGCTGATTTGCAGACTGGTCTGACAGATCAATTCCGAAGCGGCGTAAACGCTGCTTGGCGTACGTGTCGAACGCAAGCTGAAGGGGTAAGTTACCCTCTGGCTCGCACGCGATGGTACGGTCTGTTTTCCAGTTCTTCGGTACAAGCTCCACCCGGTTTGAATGACAGATCTTCGGCTTACACGTCTCAAAGCCATAATAATGATACACAGCTTTGAGAATAGCCGCTGCCCTACGTGTTACATAGGGTTTAAGCCCCAGCTTTTGCTGAGGAAGACTGTTTCTTCTTGCCGAATGGGCCGTGGCTCCCGGAGTCACCTTTACCAGACCTGGTAAGCGGTCCAGAAAGAGACTGAAGTCCCCTAGCACCCTGCTTATGTAGGATGCCATTCTCCGAACCTGATGTCGATACCTTTCGTCAATCAGACTAGGGAAACCGACCAGATCGCGGAGTCGAACGTTCGTTTTAGAGCATTCGGCCTCTGCCTCGTGAAAAGAAGCTTCAGCCGCCTGCTGACAAACGTCCTTGTTGGCCAGGCATGCGTTCTTCTTAAAGAACGCCTCAACCTGTCTAAGGAATCTCCAATCCCCGACCGTATGCTTTGCTCGGTCGTGGTGTGAGGAGCACGAAGTCAACCCAGCTAGATTACGCGATCGACGGTATCCGTCTACTAGCGCAACCAAAGCGGGATCAACTTCAGTAAGGTCACGAAGGTAATATCGACAGATGTCGTATGTCACCTCTTCAGGTACCATTGTGGTATCCTCCTTCTGAAGTAAATGGTTGTGATTAAAACCTAAGTATTAGGAGATCACCTAGCCGTTTGCTGAACTCCAGGCATAATTGCCCATAAGCGACTAAACGCTCAAGGACAACCTGAAGCCAAGCGACAAGCTGGGCCTCCATTAGGTCAACCATTCCTGCGTACTTACCGAATTGGCAAACTCATCTCCGTTGACGATGTCAGCGAAGATAGCCAACGCGGCCGTTACATCGGCGGAATCGCCGAGCAGCGGGTATCGTACGAGGGCTTCAAAAGAGACCTTGTTTGAGAGAACCGCACCATCGGCGTCTTCAGTCGCATATACAACTTTGCAACTGTATTCCACCATGGTTTGATTCCCTTCCGGGACCTTCCGTTTCTCAATGACCAACCGCGGACTAATTGCGGTATGACCATCAAGTGTGGTCGTGCGGGAGTTTCCATTACTGGAGAACTCTGTGAGGGTAGTCGTCATGACTGCCATAAGATTACCTCCTAAATCGTTGGACGATGAGCGCCAAAAGGTCAAAGACCTTCGACGTATTCATCTTCACGGTTAGATGCGGTAAGGCTGGTACACTACACGGAGTACGAACTTCTAAACTGGCCTCTGAATGGCCCGTCTGTTGCATCTCGCCATCGCAAAACGTTGGCTTAGTGTCCTCGATAAATGTTTCGAGGTCCCGGACTATTTCAATCCGGTATCCACATGATGCAGCATATTGACTCTCCAGTGCCAAGAACGAAACAGCTGAGATCGCTTTCCCTACAGTTATAAACCAATCCAACACGAAGCTGAGTGGAATTAACTCCCACCCAGTCACGAGCGGATTGAACTGAAACTCTGGGATCCAAGCGTCGGCTGTCACAGACCCTCTCAACGATACGCTAATCTTATCCTGCACAATTTCGCGCAGGTAAAAGTGTGCGTACTCATGGAGATTCGTTTCCTGATTTGTTGTGCTGGTTTTATTACCGGCACGTTCAGAGAATCTGGTTCTCCGCTCAGCATTGATTCGACGGATTGCTTTATTTAAATCTTCAATATCATAAAGCAGTGTCCGCCAACCATACCTTGCAGATAGCCACTCGTTCGACATGTCCTTCCAGGACTTTAACCGCCGGGTGTTCTTTATGAACTTCCAGTAGTTGTCCGGGACTTTCAGCTTCAGCATTGTTTTCGCTGCTGAAACGAAAAGATGGCGCACATCTGCGAGCTCTGCCAGGAACGTTAGGGTGTCGTGACCGGAGGAATAGATTTTCGCCGCCGCTTCCTGTACGTACTGATCGTACTTATTAGGAAGGTAGGCTGCTAGATCGTCCTCGATCAGCATCCAACTTGTGTACGGAACGTAATTCTGGTTGGCCGAATAGGTCACCCATTTATCACAGTCTTTATTACTATTGGCTGTGACTGAATACGTGCCCGTGGTTGAACCGATACTTTCGTACCGATACCACGGCGTGTGAGGGATAAGTTCTCCCTTCCGTACGCGTCTGTGAAAGTGGGGTATGCCCCACCCGACGAACCGACTGTGATGCCGGCCCGTAGCCTGATGATAATCATCAGTCTTTATGGGCGAGGTATTGTAAGTCTCACGCCAGATTTCACCATCAACGGTGTCATCTACGTCAGTACTATCCCACCTTTTCTTGAGGTTCTTTTCTATGAGATGGCCCATGCTCTCCTCCTGACAAATGGAGGTTTGCATAGGTACCTCACGGATCAAACCCCGCTTCATTAAGTGCCGACGTCCGCATACGCCGACGTACCAGGGCACAAATGTATACACTGGCGCAAGCCAGTGTACCTTCCCC